CCCCTTGAGAAACTCGAGGAATGCACCCTCTTCGGTCTTGTAGGCAAAGTGTTGGTGCTGACCACCGTCTTTAAATCTGAAGGCATACATCTTCATTCTGTGTCCTCCCGCACAACCCCATGAGATTCAATCGTTCTTTTCTTCTTGGGGTTGTACGCTGTAAATCGAATGTTAGTTGGGGAAACGTGGTGACAGATAACCTGCTCGAGCCCACGTTCCTCTAATTCACGCCGCATCTCTGACGCCACCGCTTGGGCTTTGGCAATGGCCTTCTGATCGTTGTAGTTCATTGCTTCGCCAAATACGTGACACGAAATGGATGGGCGTCGCCCCGCAGGACGACTTCCTGGATTTGCACACCACGGCTTCCGTACTCTAATACGGCCACACGCACCTTCTCCTCGTAGACAGCGCCTAACTGAGGGAAACCTTTCGCTGCGACGTATTCGTACGCAGTGCGGGTCAGATGCTCCATCTCCTGCGGGGTAATTTTAACCACCTGCGTATTGACTTCGTGCACCGCCCGCATCACCAAACCGCCTTTACCATCGAACTCACAATCCACCCGGGTAATCCCCGGGCAACTGCGCAGCTTATTCAGATACTGCTCAACCGCATTACGAATCTGCGTCTCAATCTTCTTCTGCAGCATCGTCTTCGTCCTCTTCTTCCTCGTCCTCCCACAGTTCCTCACCGTCGTCTGCAGCTTCCAGTTGCGCCATGACATCTTCGATAGAGGCACCGTAGTAGTCTGACAACAGACGCGTACGGTTCTTATCAATCATGAACACACCCAAACACTCCAGTGCGTGGTAATAAGGTTCTACGGTTGCAAACGCAGAACGACGAACGTCGGCAACGATGCTGAGATCTTCAGGCAGACCGAAGTTCTCAATCAGGTGGCCCGGGATAACCAAGGTGGTGTATTTGCGATAGTTGGTTTCTTCAAACCAAGCCTTCGCGCCGTTTTTGATAATCGGGTCTTTGATGCTTTCCAGCCAGTCGTTGATTGCGGTTTTGTTCTGGAGGTTAACCGGAAGTTTTACGCAGTCGTACGGTGGTTCTGGCAGCATGCCATATTTCGGCCCGAAGATAGTGTTGTACATGCGGTGGTAATGGTATTGCTTCTCGTCACCCGTATACGCAGAACGGTCTTTGATGTTCGTGGTCTTCAAGAAGTTACCGTTACCGGCTTTGATGGAATCCATGACGTTGTGTTCGATACTGGCGACCTTCTCCAGCAGCTTCACAATTTCAATCTTCTCACCGGCAGCGACCTGAATGCACAACTGCTTAATGGTTTTCTTAAACTCACGCATGATGACAGGCGGGATGTTCGAGGTACGCAGGGATACACCCTTAACTTCGAGTTCCGGCTCTTTCTTCAGCTGACCTTCCTGCCCCGTGATGATGGAGAAGTAGTGTTTGGCTTTTGTGGTCAAAGCAAACGAGTCAAACTTATACTCGTTCTTCATGGCGTACAGGAACAGACGTTTCTTCGCCACGCCCAAGTTCACTGACATACTCGCCATCAGGTGACGCAGGTGCTGCGTAGCGATGTAGATCATGGCATCCGATACACGGGTAGCCTCTTCACCGTAATGCTTGCCTGTGTACCACTGTGCCCACCACTGAGCGGTCATCATGGTTGAGTCGGTATCTGACACCACACCCACATTACGAATCACATCCGGCAGACGCGCGATGTTGATTGGCAGGTTTTTGGTGGTCAGGATGTTTTTGATAAGGCAGCTGTATTCCCCGATGGTTTTTTGCAGGAACAACGCAGAGCGAATCAGCTCTTTGTATTTACCCTGCTCGTCCCACGGCAACGGCACCTTGGTTTCATCGTTAATCAACTTCACGTCTTTGAACGACTTGCCTTTTGGCACGATATCGGTACGGAACTGGGAGATGATGATTTTCATGTCCCCGTCAACCGATTTCTCAGCGGCTTTCCAGTCTGTGATCTCTTCTTCACAGGCCATGTCCTTGGCAATCAAGGCACCGATAAAGCCACGCATGAATTCGTCGTTGTATTTCGCCAGATGGAAGAAGTCTCCCATGTAGACGAAGGCCGCACGCGCCATGTCATGCGTCCGTTCAACATAGTGGCGTACCTTCGCCATGTTGTCTGTTGAACGCCAGTAGTCGTTCGCTGAGTATTCGATGACTTCCATGGTTTCATCAACGGTCGGTACATGCAGACCGTATTTGTCCATACACGCTTTGAACTCAACGAAGTCGGTGAGTGTCGAGATGCTGAGGAAGTGATCGATAACACGCGACGCGTTGTCGTAATGACGACGACCACCCAGCAGACGTTCGTTACCGGCATTACCAAATGAGGTGGCCGTACGACACGTCGAGGTCAACGTGGAGTGTGCTGACTGGTTAAAGAGAATGGTGTATGGCGATGAGAACGCACCGGACATACCGTTGTTCAGGGTCTTAACGGCGTTCTGCTCGTTCTTTTTGTTGGTCCCCAGAACCGGATTACCGGCAGCGTATGCATCTTGCATCTCGCCTTTGATCACGCCACGTTTCCGCACGTTATCGGCAGTAAACTCCGAAAGCTTGGAACGCTTAGCGGACTCCGGCATGTAGAAGGTTAACGACGGGGCAAAGATAATGTCCTTTTCGATAACCTTACGGAATAACTTATCGACCGTGGTGTGTTTCTCTTCACGATCGCCAGTCTGTGGGTTACGCACCCACATCTTACAGGTCGGGTAACTGTGTTGCAGTTCACCCTCGGGCCCGAACATGCTTTCGAGCTGTTCACGGATATACTCTTCGGTGTACTCACCGCAAAGCATGGTAAAGATATAATGGGTAACTTGTTGCAGGTACGCGTCTTGAACATCAATATCGCGGTCGTACTCATCTTCCGTTAGCCGGAAGGGTTCTTGGTAGCTCACGGCTAACTCCTGTCCAAGTCTTCATCTATAATAGATAACGCTGCTGTGAAAAAAAAAGAAGAACCTACCGCCGAGGCGGTAGGCCTTTCTCACCCGGCCGTGTTATCAACGATGTCGTATTTGACATCACTGAATCCACGGGCAGCCAGCGCTTTCGTCATCAGGTCAAGCTCATCGCGATTGTCCAAAGTCACGGTAAAGTTCACTTGGAGGTTCTTGATAATCTTCACCTCACGCAACCACACGTCGGCGGCCACGTGCAACTTGTTATTGCTGTCGGTGTAGAGCAGGAACAAACTCTTTTCGATTTTATTCTCAGGCTTACTGACCAGCGTCGAGTAGATGTTGCTGTGCTTAACACGAACATCTTCTGTTTTCTGTGCCTGAGCAAAACCGATGTACCCCTGCACCACCACACGGGACTCCTGTGCAAGAGCCTCCGTGTCGTAGATGAGGTTAACGATTTGTCCCGGTTCGAACTGCTTAACATCAACGGTCATTTTCGCCCTCTTCAACTTCAATGAGCATTTTCATGTCCAGCATTGCGCTGTCCAACCTGCCCGCATCCACCTTCACACGAACCGCTTTAATGCGTGCACGGTGGGCCTTGGTAAACATCTCCAAGGTGTCACCGAACTCGTTGAAGATAATCATGGACAGGTCATGCGCAAAGCGGCTGATAGTGAATGACACGATACCGTCCACCACGTCGAAGCTGCCTTTGTTCATCTCCTGACAGATTTCCGCTACCGGTTCCAATTCGTAGAAGACTTGGTCGTTGACCGAACCCTCATCGTATTTGGAGCGGAACTTCCACTGGCGATGCTCACGAAACACCTTCGCCAGAAAATCCTTGAGCTGTGACCGACGACTGGTCGGCCAATGCACAGGAGTTTTGGACTGGGCAGACAGCACCAAGCCGTCGTAAGCGGAGTCGAACAAAGCCTCTGGCGTGAAGTTAATTGGATTCACTTCAAGCGAGAAAGGTGCAAGACCTTTAATCACGTCGTTCACAGCCTGTAAGAATTCCTGACCGTGATCGATATATCCCACAACGCCTAAATCTATCGAGTAGGCCTGCGGGGCGAGCACTCTGTACACCATGCTTACTCCTTAAACTTCAACAAGGATATACGCCGTCCTTATCTCGTTCATTTCTAATTTGACCTTTACCGACTCGGCAAACGCTTCATAGGTTAAGCCTGCATTGGCACGAGCGGCTTCGGCGAGTTGCAGCAGGTGCTGTGCACGAACCAAACTATCCTCGCTTAGCCCTTCTGACTTCCACCACTCATCAATATTGTCTTTCAACTCAATCCACGTATCAGTCGGGATACCCGACTGTCGCAGTAACTGGAGCACCTTAGAGATGTCCGGTCGGGTGTAGGTTAGGAAACCTATCCCGTGGCATTTATTTCTCACCACAGACTCTAAACACTCGCGAGCGTATTCACTCACAAAGATGTAGAAGAGTTCTGCGGTACCCACCGACAGGCGACTCATTCGTTCGAGTGCGTTCCGCATCGGCTCTGGATTATAAATGTCCGCCAAGCTGAGATACATTCGCATTACACACCACCACTAAATTAAAGTAATCGTCACCGAAGTAGCGTTCCATTTCACCGGGGAGTAAACTGTCAAACAAGGCGAACAGCCCAGTCTGACTTTCCATCTCCGTCGTGAACAATTCCAGAACCTCTTGCATCGCTTGAAGATGCTGCTCATCGGAACCATAACTGTTAGGGAATGTCTGTAAAGAATCCGTCTCCAGCGCAAACTCATCTTGGGTAACGAAGAGCATGGGCTTGGAGAGGTTGTCGATAATTTCATTCAGGCCTTTGTCTTCTTGGACTTGCCAGTTCCCAATCGGGTCGTGGGTGTCCTCAAACAACAAGTCGACCAGCGTGTCAACGCAACGGGCTTTCGTGGCAATCGCATAAGCAAACGCGTACTTCTGATACAGGTTAACAACCGCTTCATCCGTTTCCACGAAGTTAAGTTGTGACCGCTCCACGATTTTATAGATGTGCTCACGAACATGTTCGTAGAGTTTATCTACCCCGTAGCCTTTGACGATGTCGAGCATATCGTAAAGACCGCGCATTATAGTCTCAACCCTCCGCCCAGTGACCCGATAAGCTCCATCACAACGTTCATCATGATTGGGGCAATCTGATCCAGCGTTTGTTGGTTCTCGAGTTCCGGGAACTTGATTTGGTTAAAGTCCAACATCATCTCAACGGCATCCGGCACTTGGTTACTGTAACGCGCCCCACAGAACTGCGGGAAGCGCGTAATCCAGAACGGTGACTCCGACAGGGACACGACGTAGAGTTTGGCAATATCTTGTATTGCGCGCCCATACGTTATCAGCGTTTCACCTTCAATGGTGATGCCCTGTGCATTAAGTTCTGTTGAAACAAACTGCATCGCGTTCGGCAGGGTGTAGTCAACCTGACCGACGGTCCCGTTTTGAACAAACGAGATGGCCTGATTAATGATGTTGTTCACATCGGTGCTCACCTCACGCAGAATCGAGTTAGGATCGAATTCTGTCAGTGGGCCGGCGTTGAATTGGTAGTTGTGGATAAGGAAGTATTGTTCTGACATGGCACGTACCCCAGGGTTAATATTTTCCAGACACCGGCACCGAGACTCCACATCCACGGTTCGCCGGCGACAGAGAAAGTGACTTCTTCTTCGACCGCTTGCCACACCTTCGGCTCGTCCACCATGTGATGAATGACCGAGTGGTTAATGAGATAATCCGTGACCAGCGGATGCTCCCATATCTGGCAGTAAACCATCGTCCGGGCTTGGTTGTCGCTGATTGGAAACTGGCGACGACGAATCTCCGTTAAGATAAACTGCTGGGCATAATAGTCGATTAACTCAGCTTCGTCTTGATACTCGACGCGAGTGAACCGACGAATGACGGCCATGATTTCCTTATACAGCTCCGGCGTGTGCAGGAGAATAGTAATCATAACCGTTTTCCTCTACAGGAATGTAGTAAATGAATTCCCCTTGACGCTTGAGTAATAACCGAAAGCCTTTGGGTGGCACCGCCAGCTCTTCACATAACACCTCACGCACCGTGCGGGTAATGAGAAAGGCTTGGGCAATGGTTGTCTGAGGACGCGAGACCCGGCACAACAGCAGCACGTGTTTCGCGTCCCACATCCCGTGGGGGCTAAAGGTATCAATCAAGTAATCGAGGACATCGAGGATGGTTTGTTTGATAGCGAACTGGCAATCATAACCCGTTGTTAAGATGTCCGTCTTCAGCAGATTCTCGTAAGCCCGAAAGGTCACGAACTTCAGACTGGTGACCCTCACGGTATCGTCCGCCGGGGAAGGTCTCACGGAAGTAAATGTGTCGAATGTCTTCACCGAGTATTAACTCCAGAGTTAATAAGCGCCCATTCCGACTGATCAGTGGATTGAGCGTAACCGTTGAGTACGGATTGAATCGAAGTTCCAGACGTCGGCACGCTGTGCGGATAAGCTGCTCAACACCGTCGCGAAATGCCAAGAACATATCATCAAAGGCAAGCTGTACTAAACACTCGGTTGACATCAACACATGCCGTTGCTTTTCCACCTGACCCGTCGGCGTGACACCCAGAATACTCTCTTGGGTCAGTGTCGACTTGGTGGTAACAATGTCAGGTTCCCCGACCACGCCATAGGTCATCAGATACGCATTGAGCTGTTCCTGATTCACATACGGGGCGAGGAGGTCTTCAAAGTTCGTGTGCTGCATCAGTGGGATGGAGAGGAAGATGTCCTCCAATGCTGTGTGTAAGAATTGGAGTGTTAACTTTTGGCGCTCACTCTCAGTCAGGTTTAAACATCGGCCGTACGGTGACAGGCTGATGGGTTCCCAGATCTGATTATGGACATCAATTGGTTCGATGTGTAGTTTGACCACGTTAGTACAACCCCATTGCTAAAGTAAAACGGCTGATAATGATTTCGGCCAAGTGAGTACAACATAAACCATGCAGAACTGCCGAAATAGCGCTCGGCATGGTCAAGGACACAACTTGGAATATCGGGATGCATTCCCGGATAAAGCAGCTCCTGCATCGCATTGATTAACATCAGCGGCGTGCAGAGATTCTGTTGTTGGCATAACTCAAACACGACATGGGTCACATTAGATACTCCTTACGATTAATCATGGTAATAATATCTATCTAAATCTTTTTTACCTTGCGTCATGCCGCACAGAATAGCACTGTAATGTAATTTTAGTATGGGTAGGTACTGACCCTTCGCCTTTTGCTATGGTGCCCGCAAAACGTTTCTGAGGAGCGTACAATGAATGTGTTAGATGCTTGCCTACGTCGTATCCGTCGCAAGATACCCGAACCTATCTTGCGGGCGGCTTTTGTCCCCGACAATTTAAAACTTCTGGGGATTGCGAGTAGTGTCGACAATGAGATAATGAACCGCGTACTGCGCGAGTATGTTATTCCCGAAGTAGCCCGAATTGGTCAGTACATGGAAATCGACCTGACCTCGGCAACGTACGAACCCGACCCGATTGACCAGTACAGTCGTGTGTACTTCATCGATGAGCAAATCACCGGCGGTCGTGAACTGGTTGCCGCCCACGTTGCAGTAACCCCCGTCGCTGGACAGGCGTACACGCTTCCCCCGGCAGGGTCGTATTTGGATGGGGTGTCTTCAGGTGTGCTGGCGTCGGTTAACAAAATCGTTGACAGTAACTCTGCAATGCCCCGCATCTCTTCTGCTGAGGTGCGCATCGCAGGCCCGAACGCTATCGTGATAAAAGACCCGGGGATGTTTGTTTACGCCACGAAGATTATGGCGCAGTTCGCCATGACCGAAGAGCTGAACGAAATCAAACCGGCCTTCTTCCCGGTCATCGAAGAGTTGGCGGAATATGCCTGTAAAGGTTTTATCCACAGCAAGCTTATCTTCGATATGGATGCCGGACAGTTACAGAACGGTATGCAGTTCGGTGCCTTTGCGGATGTGATTCAGACGTACTCCGATGCCGGTCAAATGTTCGATGACATGATACCGAAAGTGCGACGCTGCATGGTTCACAACGATGACATCGGTGACCGTTTCAACTACATGTCCGGTGGTCGTTTCACTGCCTAAGCGCTGCCCGCCGAAAGGTGGGCAGTCTTTTCTTTTTTAATGCAAAAAATAAAAACACGTTGACCTGTCCGAAGACAGGTCTTACATGCGGGTGTATTTTAACATTGCAAATGTGTAGTAGTTATAAATGCGGTGAAAGATATCAGCCAGCAACAAACTCACCAGCGCACCAATACAGGTGGCGGCAAATGGTCGCTCTGGATTCAATAACCGAAAGCCAATCGGAACAGTGATTATCGCGGTCAGAAAGAAACTAAACAGGCCCCAAACGAACATCACTTTGAAGATACGCACAAACACTCCTCGGTCAGTAGAAATAAGAAAACCCTGCCCAGTGAGCAGGGTATCACTTAACCGGGCTGAAAGATATCTTTAAGGTGTGCAGTAGTGCCATGCTGCCATGCCACACCCTCACGCACGATTGCCTCCTGCGCGTTGATAACGCGACGCAGGGAGATAACGTGCTCTGCCGCACCGGCGATAGGATACCGCGGGGGCACAGTTGCTTGACGTACGAATTGGGTAACGTCTTCACAATTGTCTGTTTCAGACCAGTCAATGGTTGATCCTTTCGGGATTTCCATTGGATGGGTATTGTCAGCTTCATCTGGGTGCAAAGCAAAACCCCACTGAATAGAATTCAGGAGTTCTTTGTCCAGTTCTGACGTTGGCTCAATATTAGCCAAAGAATCCGGATGGGCGCGTATAACGTCCATCGGTCGAACTTTGATGCTCATGATAAGGTCTCCTTGAGAGAAGCTACAGCACACACTTCCCTATAATGAGACCGGGTGCCGTAAAAAACTTAGTGGACGTTCTCGATACGGTTACCCGTAGCGTAGGCCAAGGAATGGATGCAGTCTGTTACGATAGCAAAAACTTCATCACAAGGAATCGCGCGATCGACCAACGCCTGTGCCATGGACGCAAAGAAACGTAAACCCACTTTCGGGTTATTGCGCATTGCACCGGCTTCGGCGGTGGAAATATTGTACTGTGTGGTATAAACAGGCACATCGGCCCCGTCACGCATTGCCATCTCATCGCTGAGCTTTAGGCTTGCAATCCAACTCTGGAACATAGGCAGACTGCCCATGACTTCCATGACGTCAGAGTGAATCTCATCGATACGTGAACGTTCGATAAAGTCGTTTGGCTTGATGCCCTTTTCAAGTAATTCGAAAAAACTAGATGTGGTTTGCATTGAGGTCTCCTATCGCCTTCTATAAGAAATCATGCATGAAGTAAAAAAAGAAAAAAAAAGAGCCCGCAGGCTCTTTCTCGTATTACAGTTTAAAGAACAAGCGAGCACCGAGAATCCACTCTTCTTCGGTGTGGGCGTCTCGCAACTCTCTTGGTACAAACAACATCGGC